GCTATTTCGCCGTAACTTCTCATTATGAGCCCAGCCAGCCGCCTGAAGTGGCTCTTCCTGGTCTGCGTCTTTGTGGCTTCTGGCGCTCAACCTCTTCTTTGTAGTGAAGGCCCATTTGCTGAATAGCATCAGTGAAGTTAGTAGCCCACTTAGGACCAGTAGCATCTTTAAACACTTCGTTGTCGTGATCCCATTCGCGGCGCAATGCCTTGATACCTTTCCAGCCTGTTTTCTTAGCCTGATCACCAGTTGCCCCGGTTGAATCTGTATCGCATCGGTTTTTATCAATCCATAGGCGAGGGAATAGTTTCTTCAGTGCATTGATTGATTCACGCTTACTCTTACATCGCTCAACCAACTTAAACTTAATACCCATTCGCTTAGCGGTATCAAGTCGGCTTTCCCTGGTCATTAGGTCACGAACAGAAATATCATGCGGAGCTAGGTGCTCTTTGTATCGAATCCCGTATTTATCAGAGAAGTCGTGTAGCCAGTTAATGTAATGCTCCATACCTTCGTCACGGTTGGCATAACAGGCAATCATTCGCAACTCTTTGCGGTGTGGCTGCATGAGCCATAAAACCATATCGTCATTGATACCGAGATCCCAATAGGTATAAACGGGTAGCGCCTTCTCGATAGGGATATTACACAAGCGTCCCTCTTCGATAAGTAGCTCAAGCTCTTTCTTGTAAACAACGCCTTCTTGAAGTGCGTCATCAGGATTCTGTTGGTATTGAGCGCTAAACATAAAGTTATCTGCCTTTTCCATAGCTAATAAAGTCTCCGTTGGCTCTTTGTCTGTCCAGTAGCTAACACGGCCCGACTTAAATCCAGTATCACGAATACAGGCCTGTTTCATTTCTTCGGGCAAGGTTTCCAGGTATTCACGATCGACAATTGCCGGGACCTTGAATATTTCGTAGGTATCCGGCGTTTTGTCACTCATAAGGAAGTCGGTACTGTCACCGTTAGCTATTCGCTGTTGAACCATAATGATAGGAACGTTGTCATGTGCAAGACGGGAACGAACAACACGGTTAAGCTTCTTGTTGGCCTTGTCCATTAGCTTGCCGCTGTCTGAATCTTTCGGTGGAAGCGGATCATCCAGGATAAGCGCACCAGTAAAGCAGTTCTCTATCATGTAACCAGCTCGGCGGCCTGTTACCTGCCCGTTGATACTGGTCCCGTAAAGGCGATGGCGGTTGTTATTCTCGTCATAGTACATCCAGTTGTGCTTTGCTTTGGTGGTTTTGGCTTGAGTCATAGGCCAAAGCTGTTGAAATTCTTCAGAGTCGATGATCTCTTTAACCCTTGTGGCGTTCTCAACAACCAGGTCATCAGAGTAAGAAAGCGGTAGCCAGCGTGAACTTCTTGGGTTGCCGTCAGTGATACACTTGATAATGCACCATACAGGCCAGTGAATTGACCATATTTCGGTTTTAGTTGAACCAGGAGCAACATTGATGATGCCCCGCTTAATCTTTCCGTAGAAAACATCTTCAGCAAGTTGGCACTCATAAGTGTGGTGCCAGTTCTTTTTAAACTTTTGCCCTTGCAATAACTGGAAGAATATACGCATAAAAGCCTCAAAAGAGGCTTCGCTTGCTACCTTGACGGCTATCTTCTCAGCATCCGTCATTGTCTCCCATTGCATTATCTCACTCACATCAAGCTCCATAATGCGATAGACAGCCCGACAAAACCAGCATTGCCACCGCTAAAAATCGCTTTTTCTTCATCTTATTCACCGTTTATGCAGTTTTCGAGATACTTACCCCGATAATTTTTATACTTTATTCACCGATACACACATAGTTATTCATAACTTAGCCATTAAACCAGCTAAAGCGCTTGCTATCTCCGGTGCGCTAACATCAGCCTTAATAGCTAATGCGCTTCCATCCTTGCCAGTAATCTCTTGCTTGCGTGGAGCATTCCAACCTTGAAGATCAGAAAGTATCTTGATTGAACCGTTGCTGTCATACATTTCAATCTTTGGCCCGGTCTTGGTGAAGGTGACTGACTTGATTGAAGCAGCGATAACCGGATCAATGTCTTCAGAGTGCTTCATGGTCCAAACTGTTTGCATTACCGGGTTGCCGTCTTCGTCCTCACCAACCTGTTTAAGCTCGAATGTGCAAATGTCGTGTATTGTCGCCCTTGCTGACTTAGAAAGCCTCTCAAGCGCTTCCTGCTTGGTCATAATCGAATCTGAAGCGATACAGCTAAGTAATGAGTTGTAGAATGCTTTAACCTTCACATTACTAAACATAGTTGTTGCAGAAGAGTCTTGAGCCTGCTCGGTCTTTGCTTTCCCTCCTGCTGTAATGTAGGCCTGTCTTTGTGATATTCCTGGCTTGATTAGTTCTAAAACAAACTTACGCTGAAGCGGAGTAAGCTTACTTGCTAACTCCAACTGTTCAGCGGTTAATTTAATTTGCTTTGTTTCACCCATAACGAGCCTTAGATGTTCTCACGAGCAGAGAACAGAACTGATAGCGCAACTGAACCTGTGCTGTCGTTCGTGAACTGCATACGAATATTAGTGTTTTTAGAAATGACGTAACCGCCTGTTAGTATCTGCTTATAGATAAACGATGCGGCGATAAATGCTTGCTGGCCTAAAATCACTCGCGGCACTGGAAATATCGGTGTGCCTGGGTTTGTAATAGTTGGGTCTTGAATTGCTTGGAAGTCAGGCTTTGCCACTACTGCGGTATTTCGATTGTTAATACCTAACTGAGTTCCTGATCCCGGCCTGATTTCGTGGCCTGCGTAAACTTGCCATGAGATTTGATCAGCGTTTGAGTCAATAATGATTGAGCGAAGATATAACTCAAGGTCTTTTACTGCGATACATACATCAATTGTTTCACCTGAAGCTAATGTTTGGTTAGCAGCATCAAAGAAGAACGACTTGCCGCCCTTAATAGCTGCTATCTCTAAACCTTCATTTCTTACTGTCATTGTCTTGTTCCTTCTTTTTAGCCATGCGAGTAGCTTCGTTTACTGAAGGTTCGCTTGCTATGCGGTTAAGGCTTGTCGTGTTTTTTTTTAAGATTTCACCAATAAGATAAAGGGATCTGGTGCCGTTATGAGCACAGATCCCTGTTATTGCTGAAGTGAGTAGAAAGTCTAACTGGTAATACTGGCAAGTCATTGCGGCAATGATACCGACAAAGCCACTTACACAAGTTTCAGATAGCCAACCGAAGATAGTCGGCTTCTGTCCATTGAGTGAGGTTAGATACTTTGCAGTTCCAGCCCAAAAGCTTACGAGTAGTATCCACGCATAACCGAGTATCCCGTACTCCTGTAGGCGCTGTAAAAAACTTAAAGTATCCTGCGGCATATGTTTATCCATAATATAGGTTTAATTGTCTCTTGACATTTACATAACTATATCACTAACAACAAATATTCACTACTTTTCACGGCTTACGCGCTTTACTTTTTCGAAGGAGCGCATACCACCTAACCCCAACATTCCAAGCAATACCGGATAAAGCAAATCGGTTTTAACCTCTGGCACTGTTAGCCAAATATCCAGGAACGGAGCAAGGATCACGTTATACAGCAATCCAAAACCACACACCCACCCGACGAAAGGCCGCCAGCCAGCAACAAAGATAGACTTGTGAGCCGCTTCAACTTTGTTTAGGTCCACTTGCGAGACAAGAAGCTTAACTTCAGCATTAAGCTCTTCCAGGCTTCCTTTTTGGGCCAACTCTTGAAGCTTTCGCTGTTCTTCTGCTTGCTTAACTGGGTCCGGCCAAATCTTATTGATGACTGACGTTCCTAATTCTAACGCCGCGCTGATTGGATCTAATGCCATGCTAACCCCTTAGATAGTTAACTATCCCTTTAGTGTAGGCTTCAGATAACTCTTCAAACTTGTGGTTAGCCAGCTCCAATGATGTATCGCTATCAATAAAGAACGGCTCGACAATGACACAAGGCATTGAAGTTTTCTGAAGGAGAAGACCACCGCGATCACCAGCTTTACCTTTGTGAGAAGCTACGCAAGGTTTAAGGCCGCGATCTTTAAGGCCTAAACACTTAACAACTTGCTCTTGAATGCACGAAGCAAGCAAGAAACCTTTTGAGCTGTCCTTGTAGTAAAGCGTTTCTGAGCCGTTTGATTTCTCATTGAAGGCGTTGCAGTGGAATGAAACAGCAATATCAGCTTCAGTTTGATTTACCTTGCCTGGTAGTGCTGAGTATGAGCAGTCACGATAAATAATGATTGGTTCGTAACCTTCCAGGATAAGCTTTTCAGCTACAGAGTGAGCAAGCGGCCCGTTAAATTCAAACTCGCTTGTGCCGTAAGTTTTGTTTGTGGCCCCTGGGCTTTTAGCTGAGTGACCTATGATTAATGCTACTTTTTTCATAAATACCTTATTTATCAAATACTTGAACTTTAGCCATTAGTGCTTTGATTGAATCAAGTGTGACGCGAGGCGCAGTTAAACCAAGTTCAACAATTTCTTTTTCCATTTGTTCGTCATGCTGCTTTGTCATTTTACTTATCCTTACTTTGTTTATCTAATTCATAGAGTAATAGGCCGAACTTTTACGCCCCGACCTGAAGGGCTTAATTAAAAGGTATGTCGTCATCAAAATCCATTGGTGGATCGTTATATTGAGGCTGTTGGTTTTGAGCACGCTGCTGTGCTGGCTGCTGGGGCTGACCCCATCCACCTTGTTGCTGCTGAGCTGGCGCTTGTTGCTGGCCGCCTTGACCTTGCGGCTTGCCGCCTAGCATTTGCATCACACCATTAAAGCCTTGAACAACAACTTCAGTGGTGTATCGGTCCTGGCCTTGCTGATCTTGCCATTTACGGGTTTGAAGCTGACCTTCAATATAAACCTGTGAACCTTTGCGAAGATATTCCCCGGCCACCTCTGCCAATTTCCCGAACAGAGAAACACGGTGCCACTCTGTTTTTTCTCTTTGTTCGCCAGTTTGTTTATCACGCCAGCTTTCTGAAGTGGCAATGGTGATACTTGCAACGGCATTACCGTTAGTCATATATCGCACTTCAGGATCACCGCATAAATTGCCAACCAGAATAACTTTGTTCACCGAACCTCTACTCATAATTTCTACCTTTTTTCTTTAAATTCCTTGTTGAAGTGAACTATCCGGTAATTCCAGATAGTTCAACTTGGTTAGTGTTTAGCTTTCGCCGATGAAGGTTTTTAGTTCAGAGTCTTTGAACATTTCAACCAGGATTTCTTTGAACTCTTCAGCCATATCTTCTTCTTGCGCTTCAAGCTTGATGATACGGAAGCAGATTTCAGGCTTCTGGCCGCCAGTTAGGATTGATACGCGAACGGTAAACGCTCGATTGGCTAAACCGTGATAAGGCTGGCAAGTAAATTCAATCGTTGCCGGGATCTTATCCTGGTTCTTAGCTTCAATCTTCTCGAACTCGCTCATAGACTCGCCGAAGTCGCTGACCTTGCTATCACGGTTGCCAACTTGCTCGATAGTGATTTCACGCAATTGCTTAGCAGCCTGGCTGTTGGTCATTGGCTCGCCGTCACTGTTCACAATCTTGATATTGTCGGCCCAGTCTTCAACAAAGTTAGCCGCTGCTTTCTGGCTCATATGATCGCCGTTTACACAAAGGATAGCTTTAAACGCTGCTGTCTTATCAAGCTGAAGCTTTGAATTGTGGCGCTGGTGAAGAGGCTTATCTTCTGTACCAAGGTCAAAGATAGTTTCTGCATACATGCGATCAGAGTTTACAAAACACTTAGCGCCTTCTTTGTCGAACTCTTTGCAGTATTCACCAAAGTCTTTGATTGATTTGGTTTGGAAGTTGAAGCGGTAAGAAGTACGGTGCTCCATGTGACCTTCAAGATCAGAAAGTTTTACGCCTTCAGGCAGTGCGATAAGCGGTGATTGAGCTTTTACTTCAGCAAGTGAAGCGTTAACGCCTGCAAGTAGAACAGTTTTCTCAAGGTGCTGGATTGCTTCTTTAGTCATTGACATAGTTATTTACTCTCTAATAAAAATTTAAGGTTTGCCGGGCGTTAACCCGGCGGTTTGAATTAGTTAGCCAGGCGGCGAACGTTTGAGTGTTGCTGTACTTCACCAGTTTCTTTATCAACATTTTCATGCGTTAGGTTGAACTGGCCGCTGTCGTCTTCTTCCGGTGCGTTGATGGTTAGCTTACCGCCTTTACCAACAAAGAAAGCTGTATCAGTAATATCTTCTTCAAACTTCTTACCGCGCTTAGTTGGGTTACTGGTTGAAAGCTTGTGAGAAACGATAACCTGATCGTTGTCACCCATTTGTTGAAAAGTAAATTCAAGTGATACCTTCGCTTTCTTACTGCCGATACCGTGAGTGATTTGAGCTAGTGCCGCATCACTTAAAGCTAGTGCAAGCTTTTCAATCA